AAATTGTGGTATACTTACACATGTTATTAATCCTTAGTTTGTTTGTCTAAAACTATAATACTTAAGGATTAATAACACTCATATCTTTTTCTTCACCTATCCCTTATCCATAACTCGGGTTAGATACCACTCATGGGCATACTGGGTTCCTCCCTCCAGAACATGCCAAGATTGCTTGAAGAATTCATAAAGATAAGATTCTGCGCGTCTAATATGATTCATTTTATATTTTCTTTCTCTTCTTCTTTTAAACGCTGGCTTCTCCATTCCATATATAGTCTATCCTCCCTTAGTTTTTCGGCTTTCTCTTCCGGGGTTTCTATTTTTACCGGTTTTTCTTGCGGCTCTTCAGTAGGTTCTTTCCATCTAGATTGGGTTTTAAGATAAAAAATCATGGCAGTAGTATCGCCTCCTTTAATTTTCTTCATCAAGTGTCCTGCTACAAAATAATGCCCTTCTACTCTTCCTTTTTTATAGAGTCCATAAACCTCCTCATCCGCTTCTATAAGCTTAAAAAAACCGCTCCTACTTATACCAAGATAATCAGCTATTTGTTGTACGGTTGAAACCTTAGCCATCTGCTGCACCATATTTTTTTGTTCATCGGTAAGCATAATAGGAGGACGTCCCCCTGGATTTTTTTCCTCTTCTAATAAAACTTTACTTGCCACCTTCCAGTACCGCTTTTAATCCGGTTTCTTTTTCCCACCTCTTTATTATAACATCAACATAAGCTGGGGATAATTCCATCATGTAACAGTTACGCTTACTCCTCTCGCAGGCAATTAACGTAGTACCGCTACCGCCAAACGGATCGTATACGCTCTCACCTTGCGCGGAGTTATTAAGTATTGGCCTTAGCATGCATTCAAGCGGCTTTTGCGTACCGTGTCCCCAAGTTTCCTCTTTGTCGCTACTGCCGAATGAGTTATTATTTTCAATTTCCCATACGGTAGATTGATCACGTTTGCCCTGCCAATTATGATTTTTTCCTTTCCGTACGCCGTACCATAAAGGCTCGTGCTTATTATGATAGTTACCCCTGCTAATTACAAAATGCTGCTTATTCCAAAATATAAGGCTAATTAATTCAAAACCGCTACTTTCTATATTTTCGGCAAACTTATGAGTATACTTTGCGCTATGCCAGATATAAGCTATATCACCGGTAAATAACGAATAAGCATCGGACCAGTCGTATCTATCATCATTTAGCACCTTACCTTTAGAGCGCTTGCCGACTCCTAAATCGCATCCTTCGCGCCAGCCTGGATCATACTCCACACCGTACGGCGGATCGGTTACCATTAAAATCGGACTTGCCCCAGCCATTAGTTTTTCAACATGCTGCGGGTTAGTAGAATCACCGCACATTAAACGATGAGACCCGAGCAGGTAAATATCACCAAGCATAGCAGTAGCTTCTCCCTCCAGTTCTATTTCCTCTTCTTCCCCTATTTCTTCTAATATGGCTTTATCAAATATAGGCATCAGCATTTCCTCATCCATACCAAATGATACTAACTCCTCCGGATCAAATCGCTCCGTTAGCACAGCAAAATCATATTCCCCGAACGCTAGATTATCTCTAATGTTTAACCTGTCTATTTCGGCAGTTGTTAGTTTCCTATTCGGCTTTAACACTTCAATTTCAGTCTCATCATCGTAACCTGCCATATATAAAGCCTTTTTACGCTGGTGGCCGCCGATAATGGTATAATCGTTATCTACTATTATTCTTTGATGATACCCATCCTCTTTTATATGAGATGCTAACTTATCCAGCATTTCCTTGGTTATTTTTCTTGGATTATGGGTATATTCTTTTAATTGCGATAACTTAATGCTCGCCTCCTGCCATGTTATAATGTCATGATTACTCAGATAGCTCATATTCCAACTCCTCTAGCAATTTGTTTACAAACTTTTTTGGATTTTTTAGTGGAATGTCCCTACTACCTGCAATCATTTGTTTTTTTACCATCTCTACTATAGTCTCCAGAATCTTAAGCTTTTCTAAGCTTTCGTCTTCTAACAATCTAAATAAGACTTCCAAATATTGACCGTTATCGCACCGTTCGTTAATTACCCACAAAAGCTCATCTTTAAACTCATTGCTAATATTACCTCTTAAATAACGGTCTATTACAACCTCTTCACATTTTCCCTTCATCTGCTACCTCGTTTGATTTTGCGTGATAATTATTATAAACTTCCGCAAATTTTGTATCTTTCTCTTTTTCTAATAAAATCAATCGCTTACATTGGTTAATATATATTTCAAAGTCGTCTATCGACTCCGATAACTGTGCTAAATTTTTAGTAACCAGTTTTATCTGCCTCTCCATTTGAAAAAAAGCTGCCTGAAAAGCATCGTTATACTTAAAATGCTTACAAGAATGCCAATAATAAATTTCAGTTAGACCTTTATTATTATGGTATTGGTCCAACTCATTGTAGATACCGGTAATATGTCGTTGTATCTCTTGGCTCATCATTACCCCCACGGCTTTAAAATCAATGGTTATCAGACTTTTTCTTTTTACAATTACCCAGTAAATTCAAATAATTAACATTTATTTCAATTGACCCTTTAGCAGTTCCGTCTTTAGCAATATACGCATTCACTTTCGGGTAACCTTTAACAAATACCCCATCCCCTTTTTTTACATATGATTTAACAACCTCGGTTAATCCTTTAGTACCTACTTGGCATTTAAACCATGTTGTATCTTGGTTGCTATTAGTAATCGCAATCTGAAAAGTTATAAAATCCGGATATTTCTCAGGACTTGGCATAACAGGGTCACTAGCTACATAACCTATAATTTCTATTTCAACGCTATCTCTTATTGATTTACCTTTTTTTAAAATGGGATTTCATCACCTACAAACTTTTCGTTTTTCTTCTCAGTTTTAGGTTGATTATAATTAATTTTTACTTTTACCTTACTATTCCTACTGTCCATATATTCGGTATATTTGGCATGATCGGGCGTAATTATTGTTTTTATTTCATTCTTTGGATTCTGTCCTTTATCATTGATGGTAATTTCAGCTACAAATTCAAGATTATCTAGATCAGCAAAGTTTTTTATCTCTCTCTGTTTCACGGCATCGGGAGAATTGTCTTTGGGATGTATGCTATAAGCAGAGTTAAGTATTGCCTTGATCATACTTCTACCGATTTCACCATATTTCTCGGAATTATCGCTATGAAGACCTATATAACTCCATATCTTTCTATTCTCATATTCCCCATTCAAGATTACAAATTCGCAAGCAAGATATACGCTGCCTGTAGAATCGCTTTTAGTCGCATATCCACCTAGAAACTCTGATGTAACATAACCGCCTTTTTTTATAAGCATTACTACTTTTGCTATTGTTCTATGAGGTATCAACGTGTAAAAGGTTTGGTCTTCGGCATCGTTAAAATTAGTCCATTTACTCATTATTTTGCTCCACTAGTTCTTTTAATTTGGATATGTTGCTATCTATCTGTATTTTTAAATATTCTATAAACCAAGCACGTTTATAATGATCATTTTCCTTTCCCAAAAGAACGGAGGCAGTATGATGGCCTACATAATCATCAACACTTACAAAAAGCTTATAATCCTCCATATCCCTCCTAATCTCTTCTCTTAAATTGCGAATTGACGTGTATTTTCTAGCTTCTTGTTCACTCATCTATTCGCTCCTTTTTTATTAGGGAAATAATTATTTTTCTCTTTAGGTCTTTTTCCTTTATTAATATGGAATAAACCGTCACTATTAGCTTCCAACCATTGAACAAGCGTCATAAGATCAACTTCATCTTTTGTGAATTCTAAATATTGAAATATTTTGTCTTTTTCTATTACTCTTAACACTTTTATTTTTCTCCATTAGCCTAACTGTTGATTTATAATTGCTTCTCCTAAAAACTCAGGGATTAAAGGTACAACGCTATTACCGAGTGCCATAAGACGCTGCATGCGACTACCTCCGTCCGTCCAGCTAATAGGATAGCCCATAAGCCATTCCACCCAATCAGGGTTTAAACGATCGTCTTTTAGCCTCGGTACTTCTAAAAGCTCTTTACCCCATTGCTTAATTCCTCGGCTGCGACGATACATGCTAACCTGCTCTTGTGCGCATATTTGGCTAGTTTCCTTAAATCCCCTACATCCTTGTAATCCCTGCTTGTCGGGGTCGGAAACATCTTCACTACCGCCTCCAAGTTTGGATTCCGCCGCCTCCTTTCCGACGGACAATCCGATTTGACCGATGCAAGCGGGGTGGGCAATAATCCAGATCCTATCCCGTCTGTGAGGTGCGTCAAAGGCAGAAGCCGGTATGCAATGCCATTCCGCATTATACCCGATCTCCCATAAATCTTGCAGGACGCTGATAAGCCCTTTACTGCGAAGGTTTGCCACGTTTTCGATAATCGCATATTTGGGTCTGATTTCATTTATTAACCTCGCAAATTCTTTCCATAGTCCTGAACGTTTAGCCGCTATTCCTTTCTGCTTGCCTGCTACCGATATGTCCTGACATGGAAATCCTCCTGCAATTACGTCAATTCTTGGCAGAGCTTTTAAGTCTTCCTTGTCTATAACGGTAATATCAGAAAATATCGGCACGGATGGCCAATGTTTTTTTAATATCTGCTGGCAAAACGGATTAATCTCACAAAAAGCAACCGTCTGCATGCTTGCAGCTTCCAAGCCTATTGAAAATCCCCCTATTCCCGAAAAAATGTCAAATACCTTCATTTATCTTCCTCTATTATCCTCATAACCGTTACAATCACATTCGTTGTAATAATAATGCCCACAATAACTACAACGGAATTTATTCTCTAGTATTGGATCGTCTTCATTCTTATTATTGTCCTTGCTCATTCTTTTCCTCCTATGGTTGACTTGCTTGTTTTTCTATTAACGCTAACAATGTCATATCGTTAAAATTATCAATGATTGCTTTTCCTCTTGCCGTTAATTCCAACTTGTTACAATCTGTCGCGGGTTCACTATCAGGTGTATTTACAGGCTTTTCTTCCTTAACCTCTATAAGCTTTCCTGATATTGCTTCTTTTTGTGATCCAGTTATTCTCATATTCTCTAGCCACGCCTTATCTTCCAGTATTTTTTTAGGAGTTAAAACTATTGGTTCTTTGTGAAAATTTAAATATTCGGGATGGACATTTTTGGTATGTAATTCCAACGTTAAACCAGTTTCAACTACTGCTCTCTCTAAATCGTCCAAATTACCTGGAGCAGTCATCCGTTCAATAAGAAAAGCAACCGTATCTATTATAATCTTACCTGGTGTTTCAATGACTTTTACCACTGGATTGCTTAGCATTTGTTGCATGTTATAGGTGAGTAACTTGCTTTTGAAAGTTAGCAGGTTTGATTGGGTTGTCGTTGGAATATTTTGATTAGCTTCCTGTATTGGTTCTTTTGGCAATGAAGTTATGATTTGCAGCGCAATCGTCACGTCTTTACCATAAACAGATTGAATACATTTGCGAATTTTTGCTCTGTCGATATCGTTTAAAAGCATTTCTTCCGTTTGAATACAAACCTTTTGGTCGTCAGTTTCTACAAATGCGTAATGGTCTTGTATCTCATCAGCTTTCTCTGTTCCAAAAGTTTGCCATAAAGCTTTAGAGAGCAACATTTTACGATTCGCCTGTTCATCGGCAGTAATATCTTCAGGGTCTAGCGGAATTTTAAAATCATCAGGTTGTTCTTTATTCAGTAAAGCAAGTAAGTTATCCGACTGGCTTTCTTCCCATTCATCAGAAGCAGATTGCGTTGGCTCCGCAGGAAAGCCAAAAGCAAAATCTGCGTAACTAGATTCTTTTTCTTCGTTGTAAGTTTTTATTTCTACAGAATTTGTATGAACCGATTGATCAATGGTTTTATTTTTATCGGCAAAATCAGTTTTATCGTTTTTATCGGTAAATATCCGCGCGGGCGTATTATTATCAATATTATATACCGTAAATAATCTCTCTATACCAAAGGTATAGAGATTATTTACTCTTAGTATATTTGTATCATCACCAGCGATGATAGGGGTGTGATCATTTGTGAGTATACCCCCTCCTCCCGAGAAAGTTAAGGATGAACTAGCTTGTAAGGGTGTAGAGGTGTGAACAAATTTAGTACTAGGGGTATCCTTATTTTGTTGGACAGGGGTGTGATCATTTATAAGGTTATTTTGTTTATACCCTCTTTCGTTTTTACCATGATATTTTACTGATATATATTCATGATTTGTTGAGGGTGTTAATTCCTCAATAAACATTCTGTCAAGCCCTATAGGATTAAAAAACCAAGGCGTTTGTTGCCAGATGTAAATAATTAGTTGATTGTATAGAATTTTTTTAGCTTGTTTGTTCGTATAAAAATCTCTACTGAGCAAACCAAGTTCTTCTAACTTAACTAGTTTTCTTCTAATAGTATTTTCTGTAACCCCATATTTTTTAGCTAATTCTCTATAAGAGGCATATACTCCGTACTTATATAATTTGGGTATTTTTATTATTTTACTGCTTGTATGTATCTTTTTAGGGTTGTACCACGACCTAAACTCATCCCAGTATAAGTTAATAGCTAATACGTCAGGGTTACCTCTTGAATCCAGAATAATTTTGTTTAACTCATCTTTTTTAGTAAGGGTTGGAATAGTTGTTTTTACGACCTTACTCATCTTCTTCCTCTTCTAAAATTAAATCTATTAGTGTTTGTAAGTCATCCCAGAAAACGCCGTGAAGTAGTGCCTGGTCTCCTACCTTAAGCATTCTCTTTAACCTCTTAGCTACTATTCTTATATTTTCCATAAATTACTCTGCTTGCTTGTTATTCTGGCTAATCCCTCGCCTGATCGCATAACTTTTTAAAGCTTCCTTTATTACTCGAATTCTTGTATGTTCAGCTCTTGATGCTAGCCAGCTTCGTATTTTCTGGAGGAGCACAAAGAAAATGTGAGACATATTTTTTACCTCCCCAAAAAGAAAAATTGAATGTATACTGGATCAATTATTATGATGTAATTTTCTTCATGATGCTTACCGATTTTTTTATATAATAAAGCACCCACATCGCTTAAACGTGTAAGGATCTTTTTTATAGCTTTAGTGATATTTACGTTAAAAACAGTTATTAAATCTTTTAAATTTACTATTCCTTTATCAGAAATAAGATTTTTATTTTTTAGAGTAGCAGTAATTAATCTTTCGAGGTAAGTTCCATCTAATAATGACAATCCATTGATATTGGATAAATAACGAAAACCCTCAATTTTATATAAAAAATTAAAATCTAATTCTTGATATTGAATACTGCTCATGGAATTAAAATAATCATTGTCAAATAATTACTTCAGTAATCTTAGAAGATTATTTAATATATAAAAAATGGAACGTTATTTCTTTTGTTAACTAATTTTTAATAATTATTTTTAGCTTTTAAAATAGACTATGACTACTAACTATCTATTATTAGAAAATTGATAGTATCAGATACTTTTTAAAAAATTCTCTCCCCAAAATCCTATATACCCTTGTATATATACATAACGGGTGTATTACCTAATTTTAGGAGAGATAAAATTTTGTGTTGATTATTTGCTACTATACTAATAACAAAATAAAAACTAGATCAAAATTTAAAATATACATATTGTAATGATCCCACTATTGATGCTTAAATCAATATTATTAACCAATATTACTACTTTTATATGGAAGCAACAGAACAGCGAAGTCTTACCAGAGAACAGAAAGAAGCTGTTGGTTTATTGTCTATAGGCACATTCCTCGAGTACTTCGACCGTGCGACCTGAAACTTCTTTATCAGATTAAAAGAAAGATAAAGACAAGCTATATTATATTGATGGTTAAATTCCATCTTCCCAGACATCGGGATAAAAGTATATGCCACACGATTATAACTGGCAAATATAATTGTGCAAGCATGGCATAAAAGGGAGTAACTCAAAACTCTATTGGGAATCCTCTCGAACAAAGTTGAGTATGGTGACGAGAGAAATTTGTATTAGAACCTTCGTCATATTCGAAATGCGAAATAGAGTTGATAAGTACGCATTACCAAAAGGTAAAGGGATAATAGAAATCAGAATGGTCGAGTCTGATTTGATGTTCTTAAATATCCTCGGAGGAAAGCAAGCACCTAACCTCAACATGAAATTATAATATAGAACAGGGTAACTAACATATTGCTCTTCATTATGCTCAATACATTTTCCTATTTTTGATAATGTAAGCATATTGAAGAAGGTGCCAACCGCAAGCTCTATGTTAGAGGGATTGTCTCAGAAGCAAATGCCTAGGGTAATACCTAGGATAAGCAGACGGAGACACGATGGTTTGGATGGTAAAGTTGTTAGTAGTAGTTAATAGGTTATGAGCCAATCATTATGATTAGGTATGAATGGAATGAGATTCCTTGGCGAAAGCTAGAAATTAAAACATTTAAGCTACAAAAACGAATTTATCGAGCCATGCAACAAGATAATATCAAACTTGTGCATAAGTTACAAAGATTGATGTTAGCGTCAACAAGTGCACGAATACTCGCTACTCGCAAGGTAAGCCAAGATAACAGAGGACGCAAGACAGCTGGGATAGATGGAAAAATAGCTCTTACCCAAAGAGAAAGGATGAACTTAGCTTTATCAATTAATTTAAAGGGAAGGAGCAAACCATTAAGAAGAATCTGGATTGCGAAAAGTGGGACTAATGAAAAACGTCCTCTTGGTATACCTACGATAGAAGATAGAGCAAAACAAGCACTTTTAAAGATGGCACTGGAACCTGAGTGGGAGGCAAAATTTGAGCCTAACTCTTATGGTTTCAGACCTGGCAGGTCTGGGCACGATGCAATTGTCGCCATACATAATGCAATTACGAAAAAAACAGGTTATGTACTAGATGCAGACATATCTGGGTGTTTTGACAATATAAATCACCAAGTATTGCTAAATAAGCTTGCCACTACCCCAATGAAAAGACGAATTATTAAAGGGTGGTTAAAAGCTGGAGTAATTGATGGAGAAGTATTTTATACTACTAAGAATGGAACACCGCAAGGCGGAGTCATATCTCCTCTACTTGCAAATGTTGCACTTCACGGGTTAGAAAAAGATACAAAAAATTCTTTAGCTAAAGATCTTCTTGAAGATTTTAAAAAGAAGACTGGAAGAAGTAGTAACATCAAGGCTCAAACAGCAATTAGCATAATTCGTTATGCGGATGATTTTGTTGTTATTCACGAAAATAAGGAAATTATTATGAAGGCAAAAGCAACCATAGAAAAATGGTTAGCAAACATCGGGCTAAAACTAAACGAATCGAAGACAAATATTGTGCATAGTTTAAATAGCGATAATGGTCAAAAACCAGGATTTGACTTTTTAGGATACACAATAAGGCAATTTCCAGATAAAAATAAAAGAAGAGGCTATAAGTCTTATACTAAACCAAGTAAACAAGGACAAAAAGAGCATTTGTTAACTATCAAAAAAATCTTAAGGAATATGATAGCAATGCCTCAGGAAAAAGTAATAGAAAAACTCAATCC